TAAGTTAAGCCGTCCCGGTGGCCACTGTCCCGGGTGTTTCTACCTTGAGTTCAAATATGGTATTTCTACTGTCTCTTTTCTACATGGGGTTAACTATAAATCTAGTGGGACACCCGGGACACCTTATATAAATTAGAGCTTCTACCTAGGAGAAACGGCCATATTTTGCTGTCCCGCCTAGTTTAATTCACCGGGACACTGCCGGGACACTGTCCGTTACCCGGGACACTTGGAGGTATATTTGGTACTTTTGGGGTGAAATAGGGACCACCAGGACCAATGGAACCTCATTAAATTAACAAAACCTATATACACTGCACTCCATATCTGCGGTGAACTTCAAAGTACCCGGGACAGGGGACACCCGGGTCACCCACTTAACCCCTGTGGTTTAGGAGAAAGATTGACAAGGGGTTGCATATATATAATGATTGTGATATGATTTAGGAAAGAGAGGAAAGAGCATGAACACAGCGATGGCAGTAAAGTTAGCAGGGAAGCTAGGATTCACAGTCTTAGAAGATCTTGACCACACAGCAGATCCTAAAGGATTATGTGTTTACTGGAAGAGTCAGATCCGCCTTAACGTTGACTTGGTTGCTGACCAGAAGCTACACGTTCTAATTCACGAGATCTGCCACGCTACTGGTACTGCTGATAGACTCAATCGCGACTCTCTAACAAATTATGCTTCCCACAAGCTACACCAGTTGGTCGAAGAGACAATAGTAGAGATGGCCACTGTCGTGTTGTTGACTGCGATGGTAGGAGAGGTTAACAAGAACCCCCTATCGTCGCTGTTGACTGTCTGTGAAGACGAGGGGATAGAGATCGACCACGATATACAGCCTGAAGTGGAGAGAATCTTAGATTACTTAGGACCAAAGATAAAGGAGCTTGTCAAGTGAAAAAACCACTACTAATGTTTACGGCAATGCCGGAGGACATCATCGAGGGAAGGAAGAAAATTAGACTTACTGAAGAGGATGTTTGCGAGATCTGTTTTTTAGAAGAGTTACATAGCCTTGGAGAGGTTGACAGCTGGGAGCTGCTGACCTCTAGTGAAGAAATCATTAAATTGTACAGGAGTTAAGAAATGAACCTATTTGAAAGCCGTGATGATTTGGACGACGCACTGGACCGATGCAAAGAGACTGCCCTACTCTTTCCAGAATTTGGTAGCTCAGATGAGTGTGTTGGAATATACCCTACAGAAATGCAGGCACAGAGGATCTGTTATGTTATTGGTGAGATGTACGGTGACGACTCCCAGGTGACGACAGAGTACACGGAGATGGGTAACCACGTAGGAGTCAACTTAGTATACACCTTAGTAGAAGATCAGCTAAACGAGTCTCTAGGAGCTTTGGAGGCCTATAGATCTGCAATTGGTGAAGAGACTGAAGAGGAGAGTGCACTAATAGACATGCAAATGCTTCAAGATAAGATGTTGAAGGCTATTAGAGAATTGGAAGGATTAGAGGAATTGAAAGAAGAACCTGAGGAAGAGGGGGAAGAGGGGTGTTAGCAGGTATTTTAGCCACAGTAGGGGCCGCCGTTGGTGGCCAAGTCATTAAATATTTACAAGAACAACATAAACTTTCACAATTTGAGAGGATGCAAAGTGAAGTGCTTGAGGGGTGGGTGTATAAGTTGGAAATCGCTGTAAGAGAGGGGCATATGAGGAATAATGTATCCCCAGAAATCCACAAGGAGGTGATGAAAGGGTTCCATCGAGTAGTAAAAAAGGAGATAGACTCAAGAAACATTTGACACGAAAAGGAAAGCGGTGTTATACTTAGGTCATAAGCAAATAAGGAGAGTACAATGGATGCATGGGACGTAGAACAAGAGCGACGATGGGCCGATTGGTACGATGACAACAGATACATCGGGATCATGAACCGAGTAGACGAAGCTAAGGGTTTACTAGAGAACATCAAGCAGGGACATACAGTTTCCCTAGATAGAGTCATTGACTTATTGGAGGATGCAGAAAATGTGTAACCGAAAAAGAAACCGTAAATTCAGAAGAGATATGCGAGCCCACCTAAGAGATCAAGAGGCTTACCTCGACAGGTGCTTTTCTAGGTGTGCTGGGACAACTTGCACCAGGGCCGACGCTAACCAAACTATAAACACCTTAGGATGCATACTTACCTTAGGGGCGACCTTAATAATACCTTTAACGTTCGCCGCTGCAATTCTTATGCGCATAGCAAACCACGTCTTGTAACAAATATGGGTATGAATAACATTAATGGACAAGGCCAAGGATATATAGGAGGTGTTAAATGAGTTATGAAGAGTTACCAGAAGAACTGAAGGAGAAGCTTTTTGCTGAATTAGAGTCAGGAGAGGGCGGAGACGAGAAGATGCTGGTTCTGGAGCAGCAAAATAGTTACGTCGAGAAATTCGTTCGTCAACACAAAATCAACCTCCGTTTCGATGGGTCCATTGATTGGAGAGAATCCCCTGGAATTTCTAGGGACGTATTTATTACTAAGGTGCAACAGGAGTACAGGCTCTTTGCTGCAAAATTCAAGGTGGCTAGCCCTAACAGGTTAAATCGTTCTGATTTGCAGAACCAGCTAAAGGAGCTACTGTACGACAACAAGGCGGAAAAGCTTTGTCGGCTATCTAACACTCTCCGTTACAGAGCCGATGTTGGTGGAGAGGAGCTTGATAGATTCATTGATGCCCTCTTCCCCTCAGCGGATAAAGAAAAGAAGTACTTTGCTAGAACTGTCTTCGAATGTTTCATCTGGCAAACGAAACGTAAAATTGAGGGGTTACAGGTAGAGCACCACATAATGCCTATCTTGTTCTCGAAGAAGCACGGTACGGGAAAGAGTGTTACACTTGATTGTTTGGTTAAACCCCTGAAGGAATTCGTTCTCCATTTGCAGTTGGACGTATTCCGTGATTCATTCTTTCGGAAGGCCTTCTCTGAGCACTTCATTGGTATTTTCGATGAGATGCAGGGAGCAGGACGTACAGACATTGAGTCTATGAAGAACGTAATCACCGCTAGTACACTTAGTGCCCGAGGCATGAGGTCCCAAGACATTGACACTATCCCACAAAACTGCACTTTCCTAGGAACATCTAACCGTCCTTTGTCTGACCTTATCTTTGATAATACAGGGATGCGGAGGTTCGTAGAGTTGGAATTGGAGGATATGGCCGATCTATCTACCATAACTGGTGAGAAGTGGGTTGACGGTGAGAGACTTAAGACAGAAAACCCTATAGATTTCCTTAAGGTTTGGCAGGGAGTTCGTGAATTAGATTTGAACCCTATTCTTAAGGTTAGAGAGGCGTTAGAGGCTCACCAAGAGGAACTTAGGACCATGAGTACCTTGGAGCAGTGGGTAGACGATTTCGAACTTAATCCCGGTAAGGTTGATAATAATGTTCAGGTGTTATATAATCATTACAGAGAGTGGATGGAGCTGCAGAGGAAGCCCCCAGGGATGATATGCAAGTTCACTAAGGAACTATACTCCTTAGGGTTCGGCAAAGCAGAAAGAAAACGAGTTGGCGGGGTAAGAGCTCGCTGGATTGGAATGGACAGAGATTTATCAGGGCTAAAAACTTAGGAGTTTTAAATGAATTTGAATGACGAAGTAAAAGAGATGTTAAAGTACGCTGGTCGAATAGCTGCGTACTATGGGGCTGATCATATTAGACCTGTTCATGCTCTGTTTGCTACTGTTAGCTGCCCAAATACACGAATAATTCGTATCATGGCTAACCACCTAATCACTGAAGATAGGTTGGCTAGAATTTACCGAGAGACTGATCAAGAGTTTGAACTAGAATCACATCCTTGGGAAGGTGAGTACTGTTCTGTAATGAATGAAATCCTTAAAGAGATGCCCCCTTTCGGGTCTATCACTCTACTACTAAGGAAGATACTGATTCAGAGTCTGGATGTACAGAACCTCCTTGCCTGCGCTGATGTTGATCTTGATAAGCTTATTGATGACCTTAAAAAATCATCTGAGGATCTTATCTTTCCTACTACACCATTTGCAGCTAAGCCTCCACCAAAGGCGAAACCAAAGGAAAGTGCGACTCCCTTTCTAGACCTGTATTGCAAGAACCTGACTAAGATGGCTGCTGATGGGCTGATAGATCCTGTCATTGGAAGAAAAAGAGAAATTCAAAGAGTTATTCAAATCCTAGGTAGGAGAAGGAAGAACAATCCAGTAATATTAGGGCCTGCCGGCGTTGGTAAGTCTGCTTTGGTAGAAGGATTAGCTCTTTCCATTGACAAAAAGGAAGCTCATTGCGTTAAGTTACATGACAAAACCTTGGTGTGCATAGACTTAAGTTTGATGATAGCAGGAACCAAATACAGAGGAATGTTTGAGGAGAGATTAACAGGAGTTATAAACGAATTGGAGGCCAACCCTGACATCATCGCCTTTTGTGATGAACTACACACCTTGGTAGGAGCTGGAGATTGTGAGGGGGGCAACGACGCTGCAAACATGATTAAGCCTACTTTGGCTAGAGGTCTTACACAGATCATAGGAGCTACTACGCTAAACGAATACAACATCATTAAAGCTGATGCTGCCTTAGCTAGACGTTTTCAACCTGTAGTACTAGAGGACCTAGAACGACAAGACGTGTTAGATATACTCAAGGGGATAAAGTCTCTGTACGAGGATCACCACGGTGTTAAGTACTCTAAGGCTGCTTTGGAGAGAATAGTCGACCTTGGTTCTGAGATCGAAGGTAGACACGCTCCAGATGCTCAAATAGACTTGTTGGACGAGGTTGGTGCAGCTACAACGAAGAAACGAATAAATGTACAGGAAGTAGAAAGGGTATACGAATTGCAGCAGGGTGCTAGTCAGAATAAAACTAAGAGGGTAGGGTTCGGATCATGATTGAAGATTATACAAAGATGCTGTTCGATGAGGGGGACAAGGTTTGTGTCTCAAAGAATCCTTACGAAACTAAGAGTGTCTCACTTGATGAGGCAAACACAGACCACTGCTATGTTACACTGAACCCTTTGAAGGAGGGAACCAAGAGGTCAGATAAGTCAGTGAGCAAATTTCGTAACTTCTTATTGGAGTTTGATGAACTGCCTACGGGGAAACAGAAGGCGTATGTTGATAGTATTGACTTGCCTTATTCCACCTGTGTGTTCTCTGGCAACAAGTCCTACCACTTTGTGGTTTCCTTGGAGGAACCCCTGGCTGATCGTGCAGAGTACGACCACATTGTTAGATGGCTCTATGCGGCAGTTGCTGGGGTAGATGAGTCCTGTAAAAATCCATCTAGGTTTACACGCTTAGGAGGCGGTACCCACCAGAACGAAGCTAGGCAGACTTTGGTTAGTACTACTAAGAGAGTTAGCATTCATGACCTGGTAGTGTGGTTGATGGGACAGTGTGACGAACCCTACAGTGTGTGCAATGATGTTAAACAAATGGCTGATGAGGAGTATTTCAAAATACAAAAGAGTGGTTATCGTGCTAAGATTCATAAAGCTACGTTAGGTTTTATAAAGACTGGAGGGCGTAAAGGCTTTAGACACAAGAACGTATACATAGCTGCTTGTAATCTTAGAGACTGTTACTACACCTTGACAGAAGCTAAAGTCCTCTTGTTAGACAAGTTAGGTAAAATCTATGCTGAGCAGGGTAGAGAGTTCGAGCTAGAGTTAAAGGAGCGAGCGGTCGAAGACGCGTATTTACAACAACCAAAAGTGCAAACGAGGAGCAAATAACAGTGAATATCAAGGTAATACAGGTGGGCAGAAGTGCTCCAGAGGCTGAGCGGCTACTGAAGAAAGAATTGGCCTTGCTGGGAGACATAGAGATTAAGTTTCTGTCGGACAGTGGTTTACGAGTAATCGTAGGGTACGAAGAAAAAACTTCGTCAAAGCCCTTGACTAAAAAGCCTAGTGGTGATAAGATTAAGGTTATAAAGAATAAGTCACCGAAACCAAAAAGGAGCAAATAACATGAGCAACCAAAACCCACACATCGGATCTGATTTTGACGATAACATGGAACCAGTGATGCTACCAGTATTAGAAGACGCAATGGCCAACATGGACAAGATTTGCCAGGTTTTAACCAAGCTAGACGAACTACTTACTCCTGAAGAGAAGCTACGGCTACGTGATGGATTCGAAGGAATCTCCTACACAGCGGCTATGATCCTACTTGATGCTGAAATTACTGTGGAGAACAAGAAGGCCGCAGTTAATCCGGAAGACCTTAAGGCCTCTGAGGAGGGTCAGTAATGCATCCCCTTTTTAAAAAATATGGATTGACTCATCTTTCCATTAGCCAGGTGAAGACGATCAAGAGATCACCCTTCGCCTGGGTTTGTGAAAAGGTATTGGGCAAAAGAGGAGGACCCACTGAGGCTACCACATTTGGTAGCTTTGTCCACGAGAACTTTGAAAAGTGGTTGGAGCGGAGAGAGCTTGATCCTAAGGAAGTCTTTGTGTCCGAGGAAGCTAAGGAATTCTACGTGCCAGCATGGGACGGTAAAGTATTCAAGTTCTGGGCGGACTATGTAGAGCTTTCTGGCGGTTTACCGGACGAGGTAACCATAGAAGCACCGTTCACCATTGAACTACATCCTGACCTACCCAAGTTTATTGGTAAGGTTGACGTGGTCAACATGGACGACTCTATCCTGGTGATACAGGATCACAAGACCATAGGCAACAAGGCTTATGCTTACAAGACCCCTGAAACCCTAGCAGAGGATCCCCAGTTAAACTTATACGCCCATGCTTTTAGAGGAGATCATGAGGCAGTTAGAATTCAACATAACCAGTTATTCAAGAAGATTAAAAAGAAGCCGGTAAACATTCTGTCCGCTGAACCCACTTGGGGCGAAGTAGATGCCGTAGTAGAAAGTGTTGTGGCGGACGCTCTTGAGGCCATCAAAGTCTTAGAGGTTTATGATGAGTTAGGTATCGAAGGTTTTGCGCATTCCGTTAACACTCAGTACCAAGAGACTATTTGGGATTTCGGAGGTTGTCCCCATAGAGATTTTCACAAAGAATGCATGAAGAAGTATGTTGACAGTAAACACAAGAAGGAGTATAATAATGAAGAGACACCAACACAAGGAGGTGGTAAGATGCCGATAGACCTACACGAATTAGTAGGAAAAGCTAGAGAGTACTACGCAGACCAGGGGTTAACTAAGTTTGATTTGGCTGATGCGGTGGTTGAGGCTGTGGCCGGAAACCTGAAGGACAAGAAAACCAACGTTGTATCTATTAGAGATGGTGAAGGTGGAGATTTGATTTATAACCAATTACTTAATCGAGTTGCTGAGATGGGGATCTCAATCTACAAAAAAGTTCGTTAAGGGTTGACGATAAATAACCCAGCATGGTAGAATTAAGAAGTAACCGGTAATCCTTGGAGGAGACCAAAATGACAGAACAGAAAAAAAGATTTGTAAATTACTCACCAGTAGGCAAACTTCACTATCCTCGTCTTAACAAGCCTGACGAGTTTCGCGGAAAGACCTTCTATAAGACAATCGTCATCCTTGACCCAAAGAACGAAGAGGTAGAGGCCTTTGTTGCTAAGCTAGAGGAGCACGTATTTAGTAAACTAAACAAAGGGGACTATAAGCCCCTTAAGACCAATGATGACGGAATGCTCGAACTTACTGTAAAGCGTAATGCTGATTACGGCGAACCTAAATTCTTTAAGCCTACAGGCCCTAAAAGTAGTGAGCGCCTGGATAGAGCTCCTGGACTCATTTGGAGTGGGACAGAGGCTAGTGTATCTTTCACTGCCTACCATTACGACACGGGTGTTAGTTTCGCCCTTGCTGGGGTGACTATTCATAACCTTGTGGAACCTAAGCCACGTGATGGTGATGACGCCAAGGGTAAGAAGAAAGACGTTAGCAGTATCTTTGACAAGTAAATTAACTGGGGGTCCTTCGGGGCCCCTTTATTATAGGTAGAGAGATGTTAGTTTTAGATTTCCTAGTGTTCGCTTTCGGCATATCCGGTGCGATAATGCTAATTCAAAAGAACAAGCTAGGGTTCTTGAGTTTCGTTTTGCATAGCATCCTATGGGGAACAATGTCAGTCTGTAGCGGGAACTACTTTGCCGCCTTAACCTGTGCGGTCTTTATAGTGATCGATACCTACGGATACATCAAATGGACCAAAGACGACAAATAAACCAAATCTACGTAAATATCTAAACTGGTATCGCTTAGGAGCGGTACTTTTTTTTTGTCGCAAGCCCTTGACTAAAATACACAGCGTCTGTTATTCTTAGGTCATAGGGAAAACTTAACCAAGGAAGAGGAAAAAATGAAAATACACAAAATGCCGGTAAAGGATCTTTTCAAGGCTGCGGGCCTCAAGAAGAACGAAGTACTTAGAACAGTGGTTATTCCTGACAAACACTTTCCACAACACTGTAAAAAGACTCACAAAGCTACAGTAGACTTTGTTAAGTATTACCAACCTCATGTGCTGCTCTCCATTGGAGACTGGTTCGAAATGGGTCCGGTCAGTCACTGGCAGGGTAACGTAAACTTTGGTCTGCTACGAGAAGAGTTAGAAGGTGGTGTTAAACTACTAGAAGGCCTAGCTGAAGATTGTGGAGACTCTTTGATTTACAAGGCCATGATGTTGGGCAACCATGAGTTGTGGTACAAGCGTCTGATTAGTAAGCAAGCACCAGGACTTCGTAAGTTCTTAAAGCAGAGTGGAATGGATATACACTTTGCCAATGTGTCTGGCTTAGAGGACGCTGGCTACGAAGTGTTTGGTTATAATGAGGGACTGGATCTGGGCGACACTGTGTATACACACGGTATTTATACTAATGATGCCCACGCCAAGAAGCACGTTGATTGTGTAGGAAAGACTGTTCTTTACGGACACACAGAGACTCAGCAATTGTATACCAAGATAAACGCCTCTGGGGTTACTCAAGGTGTTAGCTTAGGAACACAACGTGATGAAGGACAGTGTGAATTCATGAACAACCGACCTAGTAACTGGGTTACCGCTGTAGGGATTGTTGAGTACATGTCCTGTGGTACGAGCACAATTTACAACCCTAAGATTACAAACGGCAAGTTCTGTTACGACGGAACTGTATTTGGAGGTAAGTAATGGGTAAGGTAATAGCCTTAGACTTAGAGACTTGGTTGATAAGCAAAGAGCATATTGCCCCACCGCCTGTAGTGTTGTCTATCTACAGTGAGAGTGAGCACCGGTTAGCCCTAGACATCGAACAGGAGATGTCGGGGTTACTGGACTCTGGGAATACGTTGGTTTGGCACAATGCTTCTTACGATATGTCGGTTCTTTACAAACACTACCCTGACTTACGTAGTAAGATCTGGGATGCTTATAATGATGGACGGATTGCTTGCACCAAAGTTAGAGAATCTTTGCTGCATCTCTCAGTTGTGGGACATCTTAGGAATAACAAATCTTTGGCTGGGTGCGTTAATCGCTACTTCGACGAAGATATTAGTGATGGAAAGAGTGCTCCTAACGCATGGAGGCTGCGCTACAAAGAATTGGACGGAGTTCCTCTGGTTGATTGGCCTGCTGAGGCTGTTGATTACGCTCTGTCCGATACCAAATGGGGTTATCGGGTATACCAGATTCAGGCAGAGTTGGCCAATCCTTCAGGGGAGTGTTCAATGGGTACTGAACAGCTACAAACCAAATTTGACTTTATTGGCAGATTAATCACAATCAAAGGCTTTCTCATTGACACTAAGTTAGTTGAGACCACTCAGGCAGAGCTTGAGTCAAAGGGGAAGGTTCCTCTTGCAGCCTTGGTCGATGCTGGATTTGCTACGGTTAAAGCTAGTGGTAAACATGAGGGGAAAGTGTCAATTCGCGAGAAGTTACTGAGGGCTTACCTTGAGGAAAACTACAGCCACGCTGTTAAATACTCTGAGCCGTCAAAATCCTTCCCAAATGGTCAGGTCTCTTTGTCGTCTGAAGCTGTGGCAGAATATCCACAAGATGCTATCATTGATGCACTTAAGGAGTACCAGAGTTGCAGGAAGTTGCTTAGTACTTACCTACCTAATCTACTTAGAGGACCCACTATCCACCCACAATACAACGTATTGGTTGAGACTGGGAGAACTAGTAGTCATGGTCATGCTGTTAAGAATAGAGAAGAGATGTTCCCAGCGGAGAATGTGCAGAACCTACCTAGAGGTGGTAACGTAAGAGAAGCCCATATAGCTAGACCTGGGAAAGTGTTGGTCTCCATTGACTACGGCCACTTAGAGCTAGACTGCTTAGCGCAAGTTACTTACGAGATGTTTGGGCACAGTGAGATGATGAAACTTATCAACGCCGGTAAGGATCCTCATTGTGGTATGGGTGCCCAGTTGATGGGCCTTAAACAACATCGAGTAGTTACTTACGAGGAGTTCGTAGCACTTAAGGATGCTGGTGATGAGGATGCTAAATTCTTCCGACAAATGGCCAAGGCGGCTAACTTTGGATTTCCTGGGGGCCTTGGTGCTGCTAGGATGGTAGAATACGCTAGGTTATCCTACGGGATTTCTGATATGACCATGGAGAAGGCTGTAGAACTTAGGTCGGTGTTCTTGGACACTTTCCCAGAAGTTCAACAACTGTTTAACTGGTATTCTCTACAAGAAAGCTCTGAAGGTTGGGGTTACGACTCCTCTGGAAGATGGAGAGCCAAGTGCTCATACTGTAATGGATTGAATGGGATAGTGCTGCAATCTAGGTCTGCCGATGGGGCAAAGAATGCCGGTATTAAGCTGGTTGAAGCCTGTGAAACCGGGGCTTTACAAGGCTGTGATGTCTTGGCTTTTATCCATGACGAATACATCCTAGAAATGCCAAACGATGAAACTTTATTGGAACAAATGGACGTAGCTATGACATTAATGTTGAAGGGGATGTCTGAGTATTTACCCCATGTTAGGATCACTGTTGAAGCCGATGCCATGGACAGATGGTTAAAATCTGGTCCTTTTATACACTCGGTTACCAAGAGTTTAGATCCAGTCAAGGAGGCTAAGTAATGATTATCACAGCATTTGACCCTGGTTATGTAAAAGCTGGAATTGCTCAAATCGAAGTTTACGACGACGGTATCTACGTAGAGCACGCTGGATTTATCTTGCCTGCTTGGAATGCTCCTGGAAAGAGCTTAGAAAAAGTAGATGCTATGATCGCTGGGCTGGAGAAGTACAAAGAGGCTTACCCTCAGTTCTTTACGGCTGATGCCCTAGTGGTTGAAGCTCAAGAGAGTTATCCTCGAAGAGCTGGACGTGGTGGCGCTAATGCCAATGTGTTGATAAGAATGGGCAAAGTGGCGGGAGCCTTCTACGCTATGACAAAGGCGCCTAAGAAGTTGTTTGTACTTCCTAAGGTGTGGAATGAGAGTCGTAGTAAGGAACAGAACCACCCAAGAATTTTAGATCGGGTTGAAAATGGAGATCCGTCTACCTGGCCGTGGGTACATAAAGTTACGGCAACAAACTATGAGCATGCAATTGATAGCGTCGGGATGGCGTTGTGGATGTATGACCAAATCCAAAAGGAGAAATAAGATGGAAGAGATGATGAACATGCTGGCCAATAACATGACCTTGATCGTTGGCGGAGTACTTACAGTAGTATTACTAGGTGTAAAGAAGTTAGCATCTAAGACAGAGAACAAGCTGGATGATTCAGCTGTCGACATGATCGAGAAGAACAAAGAATCCCTGGTTAAGAGGATTTCAGAGTCTCTAAAGAAGCTAATGAAGAAATAAACAATTTGATCCCCCACTGAAAAATGTGGGGGTTCTTGGAGGAAACAAGTGAAAAAGAAAATAATTGCTTTGTCTGGGAAGGCGGGGGCCGGAAAGGACACATTAGCAGCTATGTTGGTCGGTGACTGGGAAAGAGTTAGTTTTGCCGACCCTCTAAAGGAGATGTGCTCCGACCTGGTAGACCTGCATATCGATTTTTTCCATAACCGCGATTTGAAGGATACTCCGATGGTCATCGGTGGTAAACTACAGTCACCTAGAGACTTACTGGTATCTGTCGGTAGCTACTACAGAACCATAGACCCTAACTACTGGGTCAAGAAGGTCGTGGAGAAGATTAACAAATCTAACAAAGAATGTTTTGTTGTAACCGACTGTAGGTACCCCGATGAGCTGGAAGCGCTTAAAGATATTTCGGAGACTAGGACGGTGCGCATTGTTGGGCGCGGCGATCATGGGTCATCCTGTGCAACCGAGTGTGCACTCGATAGCTACAATTTTGACTATGTTATTCCTAATCGAACGAGTGAGAAAGATCTGGAGGCACGTGCTAGAATACTATCGGCGATAATGGGAAACCAAGAGGCTCTAGGTGACCTCTACACAGAACTAAGGCCTAGGGTATCTAACCTCTGCCGTAAACACGTATTTAGTCAGGTAGATATAGAGGATTTTGCCTCGGAAGCCCTATGTAAGATCTTGGAGTTGTTGCCTAGTAGATTTAACTTCACTTGCCAGTTATCGACCTTTGCGTACTCAATAACTTATTTTACTGCTCAGAATCGCCGTCGTAAGTGGTCTACTTATAACAAATACATAAGCTTCAGTGAGGCCGGTGTTGATGGGTATAGTTCTACAAAGCCCCTTGACTCTGAGACACTTGACCTAGGTGGTGTGATCGAAGAAGCTGTATCCCGCCTGTCCCCCTTAGATAAAAAGATATTCACCTTGCGTAGCCAAGGATGCAAACATAAGGAGATAGGGAAAGAGCTTGAGATAACCGCAGGCTATTCACGACGAAGGCTGCACTCTATTTACAAGAAGCTTAGAGAGGACCTCGGTGATTATTATTCAGAGATCATCAAGTAGATCAAAAAGAACACCCAGTGTAGCGCCGGTGGCCTCTGATTTTGAGGCTACCCAGCGTAACACGAAGAAGATTGCTAGCTTTCTTAGTATTTTTTCTATTATCTTTATCATAATCCCCTAAGCTGATTCATCACTTCCTCTTGTAAGGCTCTGTTTTCAGCATCAATCTCTTTTAGTATCTGCTTCTTGTCCCTGGCTGGGATAGACTCGGGGTTCATCTTGCCTGTGGTTTGCATCATGTTGATTTCCCTAAACTTCTGAGAGTGAGGGAGTGTGCTGTTTCTCATGATTCGGCTGACGTGGGCTTGTCGTTCGCCTTCATCGTTGATGATGTTGTCTTCGTCTATTGACTGGTAAATGGTACGGGCTACTAGTGCTGACTCTTTTTCACGCCTGGCTGCTGCTCGCGCTGTCGCGCCTATTCCTCTGCCTGCGGCTCCTAGTGCTGGGCCTGCTTTCTTCGTTACTCCCTCTGCTGCTTTGCCTACAAGTTTGCCGGCTCCTCCTGTGATCGCAGATACTACACCTTCCATTCTAGTTAGGTCCGATATTTGGTCTGCTAGGCTGCCCACCTCAAGGCGTCCGGCTGCTTCGTCTGCTAGGGCTACAGCGTCATCTAATACTCTGTCTACTTGGATAGTGTCGGAGAATGCGTCGTTGAGGTCGGCGAATTTCTTCATGCCGTGAGAGTTTAGCTCTTGCTGCATCTGGGGGTTATTGGCTGCCGCTTCATCTATCTTAGACTCTAGAGCCTCTTTGACTTGCTTACGCACACCCATGAGGGTTTTACTTTGGGACTTCTTTAAGGAACCTAGTTTGTTACCCACTCGGATGACGTTATCTAATTCTTGTTTGATGCCCGCTAGGTCCGTAGCTTTAAAGCTCTCGTTGGTGAGTCTATCAGATACTTCGTCTAGTGCTACGTTGAATTCATCAGCTGTGGATCCTTTACGTATCTCTTTCGTAACCTTTCGTAGGTTATTTAAGCCTAGTTTGTTAGATCCGAAATCTACGCCTGATTCGTCTGCTAGGGTAGCTAGATTCTCTATGGATTTTCCTAGAGTCTGCCTTTCGCCTTTGACTGCTTGAGATAGCTCCTTCCTGGAAGTTGCTAGGAAAGTGTCTCTCTCGCTGGGGATGACTCCGCGCTTTTGGAGTCCGGCAATGCCAGATTCCAGATTCTTGTTTTCTACTTGGGAGAATGCTTTTTTGCCACTTGCGCGTGCTTCTTTTGCTAGTGAGGCAGCTGCTCCCTTGGGGGATATGACGTTAGAGGCTACTTGTCTAAGCTTTTGTCCAATCTGGGATTGACCTACGAATCGTCCTGTGGCTCCTAGTGCTTTTCCTACGAGTTCTCCGCCAACGCCTGTTACTGCTCCTATGGCTGAACCTAACAGGGCATCTTCTGCTAATTCGCCTACTTCTCCGCGGGTTAGATCTGCTTCGCTTGCGCCGGCTGCTGCTGCTGCGCCTAGTCCTGCGCCTAGTTTTGTTGCTGCGCCTAGTCCTTTGCCTATTGCACCTGCGCCGCCTGTTGCTAATCCTGAGGCTATAGCTCCGCCGGCTTGTCCCGCCATAAAGGTCTTGGGGTTAGCTTCTTGTGCTGCCGATACTGCATCGCGGGCTTCGCCTACGCGCTGTCTATAAGATTCTGTGAAGTCGCCCCACTCTAGGTCACCGTTGATGAAACTGGTAACTGTATCGGTAATGGCCCCTATTCCACCTGAAGCTTCGTCCGCAAAGCCGAAGGATACACCTTGAGCTAAGCCTTGTTTAGCTGACTCGAATTGTGAAATTGGTTCGGGTGCCGGAGCTGGTTGAGGTGCTCCACCCTGTCTTTTGGCCAACTCTCTGCGAGCTAGTTCTTTGCGTGCTTCGTCTGCTGCTGCCATTCTATTCTCCCCCTTGAATGATGCGCTGTAGTTCCTCATCGGACATCTGCGAGAAGTCTACCTGTGACTGTGATTGTTCTACTCTTGATACTGGTGCTAGGTTACCGAGTCTAGAGTAAATGTCCCCTATTGCGGTATCTCCTGCCTCTGCTTGTAGTCCTGCTATGGCAACTGCTCTGTTAGCTCTCTTCTGTGCTGCTACTTGTGCCGAATCTCCTGGCTGAGAAAAGTATTGTTGGTTCGCACTCTCGAATTCTCCCTCGGAAATTGCTGCTCCAGATTCTCTTCTTAACAAGGCGTTTACGAAGTTACGTTGTGATTGCTCGTAAGATTGCCTGTCTTCACGCTTAAGTCTGTTGGCTACGAATCCTTCACCTTCTACTGGGCTGAAACCTTTGTCTTCTAGTACTCCGAAAATGTCTTCTGCTTGACTCATTCTAACGGAGAATGTTGCAGCCTTTCGCTGGTCTCCTGAGATTTTGCCTTCCTTCTCTGGTTTGCCGCTAACTATGGAATTGAGTTTCTCGTTGAAGTCAGCAAGTTTAGATTTTGTTAATACTTTGTCCTGCTTGGCCTTCTCTATCAAAGCGATGTTCTTAAGCTTAATTCCTTGATCTCTTAGGTCTTGCGTAGTGGCTTGTTGGATTGCTTGTTTCTGTTCGTTAACTAAGGCTGCCGCTTGTCGCTTACCTGCAATCTTGCCACCTAGGCTTGATTGTAATTGCTTTGCTATTTGAAGCTGGGAACCCTCTAAACCTTTCAGTTCGGCTCTATCGGCTTTTTGTTGAGCTTGTTGTTGACCAGCTATGGCACTCAAGCTTTGGCCTGCTGCTGTAAGTCCTCGTCCTATATTACCTGTAGCTGCTCCTATAATGATAGGAAGTAGTGCTGCCATGCCTAGGGCTATCTTGTCCTTGGAGGTAAAACCGCTGCCAGATTCTAGCTTACGTGCTAATTCTGATTGTCTCTTGTTGTTACGGTCTAGTTGACCGGAAAGAATGTCTTGTACATTTCGGAAAGTGTCTTCTACCTCGGAATCGATAGACTTGGGGTCTACTCCGATGGCTGCCGCTAGATCTGGTTTGACTTGTTCTACTACTGCTGGGTCTTGAGAAATCCTAATTACGTCCGCGGAACGAGCTTGTTCTTCTGCTTGTTCTGCTAGGGCGTCGTCTTCCTGGGCTTCCTGTTGGTGTAACTCAGCGAGCTGTTGAGCCTGGGCTCTATTCTCTTGCGCTATTTGCTGAGAATCCTGGGCGGCTGCTTGTGCTTGGGCCGCGTTCTGGTCAAAGCGGTCAGCGTCGTCAAGGAGTTGTGTAGCGTCGGCGGCTTCGATCTCTCTTGTTTGTGCATTTGCTTGCCTCTGTTGTGATATCTCTTGGGCAGCGAAAAGTGCAGCGTCGGCCTGACCCATGGTGTCCTGTGGAGGAGGAACGGACACCGGTATAGGTTGGGGCATCTTGGGGGGAGGAACATCAGATGGTAGAGGGTTCTGACGTAGCCGACGCTGCGCATTGATTTGTTCTAGGATGCTTTCGTTATTCTGACCAAAAGGACTCATTATGAGTTTCTCCCTAGTATTACATGTGAAGTTATTTCTTCCATATTGACAAGGTTAAGGGCTAGTAAAGTTTTGCCTAGTAGGTAGCAAGCTGGCTCACATGTAACAGTCATTAGTTTACCTAGGATAGAGCCTTTTCTTACGTAGCCGACTTTGTAGGCCATCTCTGTAGCCCACGCTCTTACGAATGGTGTAACTACCTTAGTGAGTATAGGCGAGGTTCTTAGGGACTCTGCTAAAGGTTTAGCCCAGATCCAGTAACCAACCTTGGTGATTGGGGAAATAGTGGTAGCATAAAGTAGGTCAGCCTCTAGTAGGTAAGGATCAAGTAACCCTAGATCACATAGCTCAGTACAGAGCACTTTACCACCTTGTTGTACTGGGGCTGCTGCCGGCTTATTGGCTTGTATTAGAGCGATCCGGTTAGACTCTGCTGCTGCTTCACGCTGAGATTGTAGTTGAGCCTCTGAGCCCACTTCCTGTGCTGCTGCTGATCTTTCTAGGACACCGCGTTGGGCAGCCCCTTCTACTAGCTGTAATCGACCTAGTCGTTCTTGGAGCGAGCGCTGTACGTTGGTGGCTACTCTGCCCGCTTCCTCAGATCTAGCTCTTTCTATGCCAGACGCCTGAGCCGCTAGAGCACCTCTCTGTTGATCGATGCGCGAACGCTGTAGACCCTCTTCAGCCGATTCAGCTTCACTTAATCTAGCTAGTCGAGCTTGAGCTAGTTGGCCCTGTAGCTGGGACTCTGCCAAGTTGGCTCGGCCTAGGGTTCCTAGTTGTTGTTGTAAATTGATTCCGCCACGAACGCCTTGCGACCCAAGCTCTCCTCGTAGTTGTCGTAAGGAGGTCTGGGTTTGAACGTCTTGGGCTCTTCGAGCTGCTTCGCCTATTCTCTGGAAAGAGGGATCTTGTCCCCCTGTAGAGATAGTCTGTCTTCGTCGGGCTATAGCCTCGTCTAGGCCGGATGCGCCTGTGTCTAGCTGTTGTCTGCCGATGTTTAGTAGATCCGATACTTCGCCCGCTCTACCCTCTTCTACTCTTCCTAGGGATCCTTCTCCGAAAACTTCTTGTGCTTGTCTTTGGGCTGCTGCTCTGTCTAAGTCCTGCTGCCCTCGAATATCTTGGAAGCGGCGCTGAGTCTCGGATCTTAGTTGATCGGCCGATGCCTGTCTCTTCTTGAGTAGTGCTGCTGCTTCCTGCTCTTCTTGGGTATTTCCGTTAGCCATTAATCGTTTCCTTATTTAAAAAATATAACTTTTACTGTAGCGGGCGCAGAACCTGAGTTCTTCAGGTAGACAAAATCTGTAGTCCAAGCCGTATCACCATCAACAATTGAAATATCACCGCTATGCTTGATAATGAATCTACCGCTAGGAGGAGTGGATAAAGGATTGCGTATTTCAGCTTCAGTACCGTTAGTAATAGTGCCTTCATATTGAAAAGACTCCAGGTTATCTAGTAATGTGATTCGACTTAGGCCATCTGTTAGATCCAGCAAGTCAGCACGTAACGAATTTGCTAAGTACTCCTCTACTGGTCTCCCTTGAGTGAATGGTTTTATCGTTCGAAATTTCAAATCGTCGTCCTGTTTGGGGTTACTTATTTATGTCATTACCGCTTGATTGTGTTACCTTGTGGAGCAGCATATTCTACTTCCCAACCTGTGAATATAACATTCGTATCATACTGAGAGTTTTCTAGGATTAGACGCATAGAGCGGGCTTGACCCTTTCGTAGTTTAGTCTTAAAGGTCGGTTGCTGTGCTCCACCCCATGTAAATTCATCCCAGGGCCTAGAGTCCCACGTTGATCCTCTATCGGGGAAGTTAAACGAGAATTGCGAGTGAGGGGTATTCTCCTTGTAGTCTATCTCGGTGGAAGCGTCGACATTGAAAGCCGATACTGGTAAGGGGGAATCGACATCGGTGTAAGAATGGAGCTTTACACGTAGAAACTTCTTTGCTACTGAGGGATTTCCCACAGCCTCCCAACTACTACCGTATGTGAATTCTACAGGATCGAGTTGATCTCCGTAATCATGAAGCCGGTTGTCATTGTGTTGTTTCCATACTCTGTACTCAACCTGAGAATCAGCTACTCGTAACTCTCTGGAACTAAACCAAAGATCGTCTCCTTGGTAGGTTACTCCTGATGAGAAATGGGTATTTTTCCAGGTGGTCCAATCATCCTTAACGTAATCATAGGCTAACAGCAACGAACTCTCATTACTGTAGATATTGCCCGAATCTACTGATTCAGCGGGAATATATAGGAGATACTGTTTGTCCTGGATGTGGTGGACGGCTACAGCCCTGTCAAAGTGTAGCCTCTCAGCTTCTAGGGTCCTCTTTGTTGTTAGAGACTTAATGACTTGGTTGGATATCAAGGTAGGTATCCCTGCCCCTGCCATGGTATACACGCCTCGTTCTCCTAAGAAGAAGATCACCCCGTTTATGTCTTGGACAGACGAGTGAGAAGAGCACCCGATACCGCCGCTACTTAGGTTGGTAACTCGGATAGAGTCTCTGGCGAAGTCTCCTGTTACTAGGAATATACTGCGCTTTCTGAATACCACTAGAGTTTCATTGGACTGGGTAACGGCTGTGATCGTGCCGCCGTCATTGGATTCCGTAAGGAAGTTGTTAAGAACTGGGAAGTTGGTAGGATCATCGGGCTCTGAATAAAACACTTTGTTTGGGTCTGTCTTCTGATAACCTAATACTAAGGAGTTGTTAAACGTTGTAATGTATCGACACGTAGGTGGTTCAGCCGGTGGAGCTAGAGGTTCCAAGAACCTAGCACCTAGGGCAGAATCTGCGGTGTTATCAGTAAAGGTTTGAGTTGTAGCAAAAGGGTTGTTGTTAAGTGACTCCACCAGTAAATACTCTGTGGTGCCACCTGCTATAGTGCGGTAAACATCTAATGTTATGCCTGTGCTGACTATGTCATTATCGTTCAGATCTATGTCGACAGATGAGGCAACATCAATAGAGTTGGTGGTAGTCGTAACAACTACATACTCAGCGTAAGCGTTGGTAGCTACGTCTCTGTTAAGAACTCGTACTTTGTCCCCTGATACTACTGTGTGTGCTCCACCTGAACCATCATCCAAGGATATTGTGACTACGCCACTTACTGGGGAGAGTGTCTGTGCTCCCTGAGCTAGGCCGCCACGAGAATCGTAACCGTTACCGTCTTCTATGTTGGTGACCACTACGTCGATTTCTTCTGAGGCAGCTGTTAGACTAATACTTGGGTCGCTGATAGCTCCTTCATGGAAAGCTCCGTTCCTGTCTCTAAATACTGGCTGTACCTTGTATAGGTAGTCTCCTACTGGAAGCCCTGCACCCCCTGTTGCTGTAGTCGGGATAGTGCCTTTTTTCATACCTGCTTGGAACAGAGCCTGGCCGTCGTATTGTTGTAATTTGTCTAGGCCTGTGGTTATGTAAACAGATCTGTTAAAGATTGCATAGTCTACATGTCTGGCTTGGTCGTTGGTCTTGAAATCTGCGAACCCTAGAGGAAACCCTGCGGCTGAGTCGGCGGTGATATCCTCGGTGTAGTAATAGACTAACTCTATAACCTCACCTGGTTCGATTGTGAGGCCGTCTAATAATCTTAAAAACGGTGCTGGAGTTGCAGTATCTACTGTGGCAGAGGCTGTAACATCTGTGCCAGAATTAAGGAAAGTTACTAGACTGGCTATAGTTAGGCCAGGACTCTCTATCTCATCGCCTAGGTAAGCTACTGTGGTCTTTTCGTCCGTTACAGTGTCGCCATTGTTGTCGATTACTGCAGCCACACCTAAGGTGAGGGTAAAACCTCTTCCTGCTGCGTCTCCCCAAGCAAAAGCACCCCAAGGCGATGAGCCCCAACCTGATGCAGCTACATCAGCTGTTGAATCCCCTTGTATAGAGACGTTGATGTCTTGGCCGTCGGAGTTGACATTAGTTAGTGTAATAGTAGCTGTCCGCATCCTTCTTAGAGTCTCGGACAACACTAGGATTTCCTGGGTAATCATACCGGTTTCTGGGTCGATCCTGTCGAAACCAATGACTCCGTAACCACCTTCACTCTCTGCGAAAATCTTGTATCCTCTTCTTTTGGATAGTGCACCATCCTCTAAAATTCTAACGTTTTCCGCTACGGTGGCAAATCCGGCCTCTCGTACTACGTCATCTAGGATCTCGTTAAGGCCTCGGAATGAAGAGTAAAATTTCCTTATGCCATGCGTTACTGCCATCTATATTACCCAATCTGTATCTATTCTTAGTTCGATCTGGTCTTCGTCTATCTCTCTAAAAGAGTTAACTATCTCTTGCAACATTGCTGCTAGTTCGTTCTCTTGATCTCTAGAATCAACCATGCTGTCGGACTTCAAGCATTTCCAAGCACCGTAGGCTATTAGGTATCTTTCGCAGGTGTCGGGAGCTTCCGAGTGAGTCGTATTGAAGTCTCCGCCAACTACGTAATCGTCTACGCTAATGGATTCTGTTGCGCCTAGGGTGTGACCCGGTTCAATGGTTATATACCCAAGGTCTGCATCGTAAGTACTTACCGGAATTGCTGAGGCTTGAATCACACCTTTCTTGTTAACTATGGTTAGCTCGTCGTACTGAGTTATGTAGTTAGAGGCAAGTGTAGGTAGGTCTGTATCTTGAGCCTTGGTAGGGGAAGCGTTTAAATCTATACGTGTTAGGTCTCCACCGGCTGACTGCGTGGCGGTTACTTGTCCTATCCTAAAACCTAGGTTAGGGAGACGTCTTTGATAAGTCAACCTAATACCATTGGTCCAGGACCTTGATGGGATGGGCTGTATAGCCAACTTCTTAGCTATTCTAATGTACCCATCTGGGATCTCTGACTTTACGTCGGGTAGCCGGGTCTTAATGTGTCTCTGCTTTAGGGCCGTGTAATCCGCTGTTCGCTCAGAGAACTTTGCTTCTACGTGTACTATTCTTCCGTCTAAGAAGATATCAGAGGGCAGATCGTACAATTCTTGGTTAGCCACCAGGTCAAACAATGTAGTCTCTATAAAGATTTTAGGGTGGGCTAGACTGATGGCAGCCTGTATATTGTCTTGAGCATCGTTAATGTATTCAGAGATCTCCTGGGTCGTAATACCGAGGGAATTAGAGGAATCGTCATCAAACTCCTCGTTATCTGATAATCGGCGTACCTGCGCAATAAGTCTTTCCATCCGTCTCATTAATCATACCCTCAAGTTTTGTTGGAAAGTGCGGATGATGCGATCTAAGGCATCAACACGCTGTCGTGCTGCGTCTGACTGGGATTTTAGGTGCTGTTGGCTAGCTTGCTGCTCTCTAACATTGGCTTGCTCTGCCTGCTGAGATTTGATTTGGTTAGCTTGCATTTGCTGTTGCACAGGAGAGTTATCTATAAACTTCTGCTTACTGCCGAATACTGAACCTAATCCACCTAGTACTCCGCCGATTGCTGTCGGGCTAAAGAACCCTGGGGCTATTCTTTTCATCTTAGGTATCCACTGTTATGGTTTTGACTGTTCCGTCACCGAATTTTATTTTTAAGTCTCCATCTGCCGTATCGATATAGAGGTGGGCTTGTCCTGCGGTTGTGGCAGGGGCTGTAACTCCGTCGGTAAGGGTAAAGTGTGGGGCCAGGGGGGCTGTTCCTAATTCTACTACGTCGCTGGAGTTGACTTTGATCATGTCTACTCGGCCAGTACCAGCATTGTCTAAGGCATCTAGATATTCGTCGTTTTGTATGTTAAGCTTCGCCACCCTAATACTTAGGTCGGTGAAGGCAGAGTTAGTTAAGGTAGTGCCGTTGCCGTTGCCGGAGTGGTCGTGCGCTGAGATCTTGGCCCAAAGGACGTCGAATAGACCAGAGAAATTGGCTCTGCCTTTGCTGGGATATGTGAAGTTTAGGCCACCGCTGGTGGTTTTGTCTCCTGCCATTATTCCATCTCCAAGTCTTCTTTAGTTGGTGCGGTGAAGGTAGAGACTAGGGAGGTTATCTCTGCCTCGTCGCCACTTAACATTGTCTGCTCGATCAAGACTAGTCTATCCTTCAGCTCTAGGTCGACTCTTCGCATTTCGGCTAGGGCTTCTTCATCGTTATGTAATAGCGCCTGCACTACGTCTTCTACGTCGAAGAATCGGCAAAGGCAGTGCATGTCGTGTATATTGTTCATAATACTCCTGTTTAGGCTTCTGCCTTAGCTTTGTAGATTAGAGTTCCTGTGACCGTTCGGTTACCATTAGTGAATTGGCCGTTGGTTAGTTGTGATTGGTTAGTAACTTGTCGGAAGACTACAAGAGGTGTTCCATTACCTAGTACAGAACTCGCGGCTGGTTGAGCCGTAACAGCGGTTATATCGAATGTTCCATTGATGTAACTATCACGAGATATGAAAGGGGTGGACATGGTTAGACCAACTGCGCCTGCGCCGTCTGTTCCCCCGTCCCCGCCTTGGAAGACAGAGACGAATATATTTCCGGATAAACCTATATAATAATTCATTGTGATAGTAGTAAAATGGGGGGCTGTACCACCATTGTCTTGAAAGTGTGTGTTGGCCGCTGCTCCATTCTGATTTGTAGGAAACACTAGACCTCTAGCCTCATTAAATTGCCCTGCTCCATCACTTACGTCTAGGCTGGTGAAAGTCCATGCATCACTTGCGTCTTTGGAGGCTCTGAAGGAACCTATGTAACCTATAGCCTTGCTGGTGTAATTCGACTCTGTAATGTCATCGAAACTAAAGAGTCCATATTGCTGATTCATATTAGCGGCAGAGGGGTCGCCGATGTTGGCTGATGAAGCTGGGGTAATTATTAGGTTGGGTAGTCTGGTTATACCGAAGACTAGGTTGGCGTCGGAGCTATCCGCGAAACAACACACGTATTGTAGTAGGTTCTCTCCCCAAGCTATTGAGGCTGTAGTACCTTGTGTGTTACCGGTCATGTCGGAGGCTGTAAGGGTTTGATTAGCTGTGATGACGTGTTGAACTAGGCGACCAGGAGTAACATTCGAGGCCATGGTAACATAGGCTGGGTTTGTAGTGGATAGTGCTGTACCGTCTGCTCCTGCAATGGTTAGGACTCCAGCTGTGTGGGTAAAGGATAAGTTCCAGAAATGACAGCGGTGACCTTGCATCATCTGGGAGTTAAGTAAAATTGGGTCGTTAGAGGTTGATCCTACTAAGAGTTGGCCGGTAGTTGGAGCTGCTGTGACGGATAGTGGGTCAGTGCCTGAGCCGAGTATGATGCCGTGATCGGTGAAGGATGTAGCACCTGAGCCGCCTTGCTCTACTGAGAGTGTAGCTCCTAGTTCTATTTCGTCACTAGTGTTGACCCTAATAAGGTTAACTGTACCAGAACCAGCGAAATCGGCTCCTTGGAGCCACCCTGTATTGTTTAGTAGGATGGAGCGATCAGTCAGGGCGTTGCCTGAACCTGCGCTGTCTCTGTCGTGATTGTGTGCCGAAATGGTAGTAAACGAGTTGGACATGACAGCGTCCCAATTCGTCGTATCTCGGTTGGGGTATTGGAAATTAAGTCCCCCTGTGGTGGTGGTAAATCCAGCCATACTTTTAAACTCCTAAGTGCTTACTAATATATGTCTTTCGGGCGGACATGTGTTACAGAAAAACCCAGGGTTTGGCCCCTGGGAGTAGATTATACTGACGGCTTATCTGAGCCTAGTACACGAATACAGAAGTCTTCTGCTCCTGTGTCTGTAACAACAGTGAAACCGGAAGCTGATAGAGTAGCTGCTTTTATGTATGCAGGTGCTGTATGTGCTCCGATAGCTGTAATGAAGACGTTTGGTGCTTCGGTGAAGTTCTTGGTAAAGGTGAAGATTATTTCAGCTGTCGACCTTAAAGCTAAGAGGTTTGGTGTGTTGCTGGAAAGACCTGTGCTAGCCGCTGCTGATGCAGAAACCGCAGAGGAGTCTACTGTTGCAACTTCTTCGCGCATTTTGCGCCTTTCGATGCGTATTTCTCTTCTATTTCCTAGTGCCATGTTTAAATTCCTATAATTAAATCGAAGGGCTTACGCGTATTAATAGCAGCCTTCGAAGGGTTATTTAGCCTATACAGCTAGGTTGTGGATTTGTGCGTGGAAAGCAGGTTTGATAACTGCTTCTAGGTATCCGCCGTAACGAGCTTCAAAGCCGTCACTGTTTGCTTGACGTAGGATAACTGTTCCGTCTTCGTCGAACCATCCGAAACCAGGGCGGTGCATAACGTCGATGAAGTTATCGTTAAGAAGCCAGAATTCATCATCAGCGCAGAAGCGGCTAATTAGTAGAGGGATACGAGCAGGTCCTGCTTGTAGGTCGATAGCTTTGAAGCCGATACGTCCAACAAGTTCCTTATCACGAGGGGAAACCTCAAGATACTTGATGTCCTCTAGTTGGTTCTGTACTTTGGTGTACTGGGTGTAGGAGGTAAGGGCCAAGTTAGGGTACTTACCAACTTTACGGTGAACCTGTAGAACAACCTTGTTTAGGATGTCTAGTGAGATTTCAGCACCACCAGCGTTTTCACGGTAAGATCTCCAACGGCGTTCTGCTGCTAGGTCGATGCCGTAAACGGTACCAGTTGCAGTTCCAACGGTTCCAGCTAGACCAAGAGGATCGTTGTCCTTAGAGCCTTGCATGTAAAGAATGTCGGTGTCAGTTGCGCCGATAGAAGGTGTTCCAGTTACGATAACTAGGCTGATAGTCTTAGTGTCTGGGTTAACAGCTACAACTTCGAGTAGGTCACTGCCTGATCCGATGTTTACATAGTCATCTTCTTCCCAGTTAGCTTCCTTCCAAGTAGCGTCAGAAATGAGTACTAGGTACGGGTCACCACTAGAGCCGGTGCCTGTGTTGGTGCCAGCCATTGTACCTAGTGCTCCAGTGCCATCACTAAAGAGGATTCGCTCAAGGTTACGGCTGTATGACTCAACAGAGTTCTTGATAGATTCCTGTAGAAGGCGAACGAAAGAGCCTGCGTTATCCTGAGAAGCCATCATTGACTCACGATCGATAGTCATGCGAGCATAAAGCTTCTTAGGTTTAACGGTCATCTGTAGGTAAGTCTTAGGGTTGGCTGCTGGTAGTGAACCAGAACCAACGGAACCGCCGAAGCCTTTAGGCATGGTAGTTTTTAGGTCGTTACCTGTGAAGTCGTTGGTCTTCTTAACTCGTGAGAGTAGTACGTTCTCAGAGTTGTAAATCTTCTCTGATAGCTTACCGTATTTAGTTTTAAATAGTTCGTTTACTGTGGACAGGCTATAGTCTGCCATGATTGTATCTCCTTTGGATTAGTCGAGCAAATCCAATATGTTAATGTTTTCTAAATCGTCAAAAGTTATAATGTCATCCATCTTCGTTCGTGAAGAGGATGGCGCGCCCTTGGCTTTTGCCTTAGACTTTGTTGCTTTGGAGTCCTTCTTGACTCGTTCGGTTAGGGCTTCTACTGCTTTCGCTTCGAATGCCTTAGCCGCCTTTGCTGAGAGTTCTTCCTTTGTTATCCCTGGGTTATGTTTTTGCAACGAGGTTAGATACTCCATTGCTGAATTATCTTTGACCAATTCGGGGTTGAGGTCCCTAAGTACTTCTACTGCAACGTCTTGCTGGCTAACCAACTCATGATATTGGCCAACGGTAGCTGGTGTAAGGTCTTCGATTCCGAATTCTTTTAACTCCTTATGAAGCTCTTCAAACCTTGCAATGTCCATCCCGGTATTTTCCATTACTTCACTAACCTGGTTCCTTAGCGATGAGGCCTCGGCGTCAGCTTTCTGTGAAGAGTGGATCTTCTCGTTCTGTCCTTTGTAATAGTCGAGTTGCTGCTGCATTGCGCGTTGCTCACGCTCTGCTGGAGACAAATCAAGGTACTCTGCTATAGTCGGAGCCAGTTGCGAAACATAGTTTTCTACGAATTGGTTCCTATCTAGGCCTGCCACTTCGCATAAGAAATCTAGTGCTTCCTGAGCTTTTCCCGTCTTTGCAAGTTCTTGAAATTGTGATGCATTGTTGTTAAATTTTTCCACAGTCTCAGAGTGCGTCTGACGTTCTGTAGAGAGTTCTTGAAATTTCTTGTCGTAGTTCTGTTGTCCAGCGTAGTTGTCTTTGAGGTCCTGTAAAGAAACCTCTGACTCTTCGCCGTCTACGGTTACTTTGTGGAGGGTAGGCTCCTCTGATTGCTCGGGCTCTCCTTCTGTATCGTTAGATTCTTCTGGGAGCTCTCCATCTGATTCAGGCTCTCCTTTAGCTTCTTCTCCCAGCTCAGTAGGGTTATCTCCAGATTCAGCATCTCGTGAATTATCGCTAGGCTCGTGTTCAGGCTTTCCGGCTTCATCTTCAATTGCTTCAGGTGTGGGTTCTTCATTGTCTTGGGGCTCCGACGGTGTCGAGTTATAAGTGTTGCGTGTATTAGTAAGCGTCATCTCGTCTAGTGCGGCGTCTGCTGCTTCGAGAAACTCGTTTCTTGATTGGTCTTCTTCGCTCATTATCTAATCCTCTACTATTAGCCGCCGAAGTCAGCGGGGTTTTGATCTTGTGCTTCTGGTAATACGATCTCTTGATCGACCCCTGTATCTGCCGGGATAGGCTCTAATGGTGCCTGATGACTCTGCATAATCTCGCTGATTGTCATTGGTAGATTAAAGAACACAGGGTAGTTTTCGAAATCGGACAGCATGCCAGCGAACTTTGGATTAATCAAAGCTTTCTGGAACATTAGCCCTTCAGTCGTATTAAGGTGTTTTGCTAGTAACAAAGCTGGGGAATTGGTTTCTACGTCTTCCTCACCGGAAAGAATGGCCGCTAGAGCTGCGTTAGCTAGGCCTGGCTCGGTTGGTAGGGTTGCTTTGACAGTTGGGTTGTTGAATTGCTTAACGTGCGCTTCCCAGTGCCTTAGAAGGTCCTCAAACGGTTGTGCTTCAGCAACGTCGTTGCCTGCCATCATATCTTCGTTCTCTGCTTCTGCTGCGTTAACTGCTGCTGTGCTTAGGTCGAAGAAAGCGTCAGGGCTGGAAAAGTCTAGCATATCCGCTATCTTCTCTTGGGTAAAGAGGTCAGGGAATGCCTGGTTTAGTTGTATAACTGTTTGAATCCTTGCAGCCTTGGAGTCTGGTAAGGCTGTGACGTTCTGTACTCGAATGTCGTAGGAGTGCTTTAGATCGTCAGTGTTGAAGAACTTAAGTAGGTATTGGTTGTGTCGTCCTACCATCTTAATCATTCGCTCATCTGACTGGGTGTAAAAGTCACCGGCAGTTAGGGCGATTAGAAGGTAAAGACTCTGTAAAAAGTCTACGTGCTTAGCTATTGTTGTTGACTCGCGCTTAGTAGCCTGCTCTTCAAAGAACCCAAAAGCTTTGAATGCTTCCACGTTAGGGATGCCCTCACCTCTTCTAGTTCCTAGTGAGTTGCTTAGCTTCTCGAAAGTGTTCTCTAACTTCTCGATCATCTGCATGATGTCGTTGCTTACCATGTTCGGTACGGACCAGGTAGGAGGTACCCCACCTTTATACTGCACTACCCCAGGGGCGTTGGTTTGACGTTCGTTGGGATCGATGGACCCTGTAGGGACGAATAGCTTGGGTGCGGCTAGTGATCGATCACGTAGCATGATAGAGTAAAGAGTATTGATTGATCCCTGTAGAGCTTTCAAGTCTAGATAAGGACTCATGCCGCGCATTTCGCCTGGAACGTCTATGCTAGTTAGGCGTCGAAGAGGTAGCTCACCATGGGAATAAGGTAGTGGTTTATTCTCAAGGATAGTCTTGCAGGTAAATCGGATTTGGCGACCATCAGGAATCTCGGGGGTTGCCTTATGGTAAAGAGTGATGACCTTGGTTCGGTTGTCGGGCTTTTGGAGGCCGTAGCGGTATTCATCATCTGTTGATCCGCCTTCGCAGGAAGGACCTAACTCTTTTGCGCTTTCAGGGAAGTCGACCTTTAGTTTTTCTATGTATTCGAACTCTTCTACCATGACCCATGACGAATCTTCGTACCTTGTCGATGGGTGAGGTTCTGGAAAGACCCTAAAAGGAAGAATCGTCTTTAGACCAACATCGCCAGTCTTCTTAACTTTGGTTACCTTTATGGTGCCTTCGTCTGTGGTAATCTCAACTGTCTTTTGTAGCTTACGGGCTGAAGGGTGAAGGTCTCCGAGCTCAGTATCCCATTCCACTAGGAGATAAGATTCTCCGAAAATGAAAGAGTCGCGTTGTACCCTTCTACGCTTTTCGTCAACGTTATACTCGTAGTTGTAGGAATCTAACCAAGACTTTACGACTTTACACTTGGCTTTGTCTTCGAACTCAACGCCGTGATTAGGTAGAACTGTAGTAGATGGTTTGAAAGTGCCCAATCTTGAGACTGAGGAGTCGGTTATATCTCTTAGGTGGTTGACTATCATGTGGCGAAATTTAGTACTGGACTGAGCTGACCCGGCATGACCCTCAGAGTCTCTGTATAGTCTACCTTTGGTGTCGACAGGCTTTGTAACAGACATGCCTTTGTAAAGGGCTAGATGCTGTAGACAAAGATCTTTAAACGGTTTGGTGTACTCAACTAGCTCCTCATGAGCTTCGTTAAGAGCCTTTAGTAGTTTTTTGTTATCGGGACTCTCTAAATTATGAGTCCACCAAGGAGCTATAGTGGGAGCTTTCCCAGAAGTATTATCTAACATTATTCAAAACCCTTAAGTAGCATCTCTTCTATTTTTCCTGTAGGAACCTCAGTGACGGGCTGGCCGTCTTCTTCTGGAGCTCCGAATAGGTGGGAGATATCTTCTTGCATCGCCTGAGGTTGGCCATGTACTGTGTGTGTAGATTGTGATGTGGCTCGAGCCTGTATATACCCCATTAGTCCCAGTATAAAACCGCTAATGGAGAAGAGGAACGCTATCGAAGAAATCACAATTGCTATCATATACCTTCCGTTTATAAGACCCTAGTGGGTGAGGGATTTGGTTAGTAGGCTCCCTCTTTGGATCGTATCCGGCCTACACTTATATGTTACTCGGCCCAATATGTGTTACATGTAATCATTCAAAAAGTCATTATTTAAGTCACCGCCCATAAGATTGTCGTGATTCATAGATTCTAAGTCTTCGTCTAGTGATACCCAGCGTGGTCGGCCGTCTACTTTGTGGCTTCTCTCTTGGGGAGTGCCTGCATAGTTGATGTGGTAATGTGAACATTGGATTAAGTATCGGAAGGCGTCAATTAAGTGGTCATCCTTCTTGGGTATGCGACCATGCTCGTCTTTGACATAGTTGGTCATCTCCCACATTAGGTTGGCGCACCTCTTGGACCAAATAACCTTCTTTGCTAGGAAGGCGTCTTTGATTGTGGAGAGCCCTTCGTCTTTTGACTTAGCTTTTTTGTTGGTTGGGTTGAATCCGTAACCTCTTTCCACCATTTCGTTTTTAAACCATGTGGCAGCTTCGTCATAGTAGAAGTTCCAGTTATCTCGACCTATGTAAGGGGCTAACTCTGCTAGTTTTTCTCTTATCATGGGTTCGATGACGCCTACCGTCTTCTCTCCTTCCTTGGTTAGGTAGAGTTCGTCCAGTAATACTATACGTTTAGTGTAAGGGTTGATAGAGGCGAACAGGACGGCGAAGGCTGAACCCTTTGCGGCTGAGCCTGGATCGCAGATGCAGTAAAAGTCTTGTGACCTCTCTGCTGCTGCCATTGCTTGAACGTGGGGTACTAGTTCATCTCCTCTGACCATGGGAAAGATGGATCTTGAGCCACCTACTACGAATTCTCCACAGTATTCTCTTAACCACACGTCGAATTCGCCGCGTTGAATGTAGGTTTCTCTAATACTGGCCAATTCCTCTAGGTCTTGGTGGGGGTTCATCCAGGTAGGAGCTTGGAAGAAGATGGAATCTTTGTTTGCTGGGTTCTGTGCCTGCTTCATTAGGTCGGTGTAGAAGCCTTTAGCAGGTGGTGGAGTAGAGATGATCACTATACACGCCTTCTTGGTCGTGGTGGACGCTTTAAGGGCGTCGTAGGCACCAGGGCGGAACTCTCTGTACTCGTCAAAGATTAATAGGTCGGGTGTGATACCTCGATATTCATCGTAGTTGTCGGAACCATCGACTTTTACAAAGGAGTCGTTAATCCAAGATAGTCGCATCTCTGAGTTATTGGGCTTTCCCTTAACGTATTTCTTTCCATAGGCGGTAAAGTCGTCTAACTTGTCTAAGTCTAGGGCTGTAGCGGCGTTCATTGTTTGGATGCGGTTTTTTGACCACACAACTTCCTTAGCCTGCTTCTGTTTAGGACAAAAGTAATACATTCCTGCTCTGGGAGAAAGAAGGCCTTTGTACCATACTAGGCCATTGACTAATTCGGTCTTTCCTGTCTGTCTACCTAGCTGAACGAATACCAAGCGGTATTTACCGGACAGAATAGCCTTTCCTATGGTTTTTTGTCCTTCCTCTGGGTAATAGTCGGTCGAGGTTAGGTCCTTCATGAAGGTGTGATCGTCTGAGAGGCGTCTAGCCTCGTAAGGAGTCCACACCCTTTGGAG